TATCTTTACCGAAGAGTTGTTCCATCTTTTCCAAGTGAGCAGCAATATCATCTAAGGCTGCCGCACCATAGGAAACAAACAGACTACCGGTTACACCACCTAAGCAGGCTGTTGTTGTAATAAGATGTCCTGGATTTGCACCAATGACTTCTTTTAAGTCGCTTCCGTATGTTGGAGTTCTCATTACACCGCGAATGAAAGAACGAGACCAAGCACGAGATGAAAGTTTGCGAAGTTGTTCATGTCCTTCTGCGTCTTTAGCGAGCAAAAGAACATGGAAAAACTTTTCGCCTTTTTCATAGTTCTCGGAGTTTAAACCTTCTCGGGTTAAATATGCTTCATTCCCTAGAATAAGTTTAAAATCTTTATCGGCATATTTACTTTTAAAGTATTGAATTGCTTTAATATGTCCGGAAAGAGTATCGTGGTCTGTTATCGCTATAGCAGAAAGTCCTTTAGCATAGGCATTATCAATAAGATCTGATTCTTTATTGATACTATCTATAACCTTAAGATTGCTGTAGTGCGTGTGATTATGTAGTCCTGCATATTTATTATTCATTTTAAACTCCATTTCTTATATTTTTTGTATAGTTATGAACATGAGTCCATTTTAAACATCTATTAATTTCATTTATAGTATTATAATGAAGATTATAATCTTTTGCAATAGAGGTTTGAGATTGATTAGTATTTCTTAGTTTATTAATTATTTCTAAAACAATTACGTCATTAAGTTTTGATTGCGGATTATTTGAGCCCATTTTAGTTTTAGCTCTAGCATCATCCCTAATTGGATATTTTACATCATCAATATTCCAATGTATTCCGTAATTTATATAATAAAGTTGATGTTCTCCAACTGGTATATTTAATTTTTCTGCAATCTCTGGATATGTTAAGTAAGTGTCTTTTAATAACTTATGTATTTCTAAAACTTGCTCTTCTGTAAGTTTAGAAACAGGACTACTTTCACCTTTTAAGTGGTCATTTAAATCGCCACCGTGGGTCATATTATAGCCGTGACCAGTTTTGTAAAAAGAATTATACTCTTTAATATAAAATATTTCTTTTTGTTTTAACTCATCAATAGATTTTGCATCGTCAATTACTTCCCATTTAAAGTTATCACTGCCATATTTTCTCATGGCTTTATGAAAGACAAAATCGGAGGAGTTGTCAGATTTATTTAAATGTTCCCACTTTCTTTTATCAATGTCAAACTTACTTACACCGATGTAAGTTTTATTATTTAAAAGATTTGTAACTTTATAAACTATCATAGACAACACCTCCTTTTCATTCTTATAGTATAATTATATCATAAATAATACTCTAAGTCAAATTTTAGAATGTGTAATTGAATGTGTAATTAGTAATTATTCTTTTGTCTTTCAATATTAATTCTAGCTTTTTCGTTATATGAGTGAATGATTTCTGTCCATTCACAATTTAATGTTTTGATTGTTGCGGCTAAAGAGGCAAGCATTAATACCATTGGAGGGGTTGGATTTCCTTCGGTAATATTTTCAGATACATATCTAATAACATCAACATCTTTATCCATAAACTTATCAAAGTTATCGTCCATCCAAATAGCAGCTTGAGCTTGCTTTGTTGGTTCAAGTAATAACATATAAGATAAGAAGAAAGCAATTACATCTGCTAGCTCATCTAATATTTTTTCTTTGTTAGGAACATGACTGTGTTTCCACCATTTCCAAGTTCCTATTACATTAAATAATTCAAATACTTCAACATGCATAGCAAGAGTGTGATCTTCTTTAGTCGGTGCAGTTTTAAGTTTTTTCATTACCTCATCTCGCACTGACATTTGTACTTTCATTAATTCGTCTAATTTCCAATTAATCATAATTACCTCCATTTATTTTTTAATAACAACATCTGCTTCATATAAAAATTCATCTGTATCTTCAGTTACCCAAGCATGTTCTTGTTCGCAACTGTACTCTTGCGTATTAATCTTCCACGGTTTGCCTTCGTACGTTTTTGTCACGAAGCTTGGCTCATACCAACGTAAGATCCGATTGTTCGGTTGTAGTGCAAACTGTCCTGTTTCCAACATGATGAAGTGGTGTGACTTATGTTCTTGTGGATCTTCGGACAGTGTAAAGTCCATCCCGTTGTTTTCGTTCGCACCCCATTGGATAGTGTACAAGTATGTCCCTTCTAATGTCGTTCGGTTTTTCATCCTGACATCCACACTAGCATTGTACACATAGTTGAGTGTAACTAAGGTGAACACTTTAGAGAAGCAATCCCATAACTGGAGCGCATGGAATGGATACGTATTCCATACCGACTCATCTTCTGGAATTTTCCAAGCTAGCGCTGAGATCGGCAACTTGTCTCGCATCATGCCGTACTCTGTCAACACTTGGAACAATGCTGCTGACCCTTCGTTACATCTGACCGAAATCAGAATCGCCTTCGTATACTTACCCTTGTACTCTGGGTTATCAGGATCGTCATAAAAAAAACCATCACGTACGAACACCTTCATCGGCGGGAGACTTGATTCTATAAATGCCATATATTACCTCTAAATTAAATCAGACCCAGTGGACTTTTCAAAATTGAAGTTATCCATAATTATCTGAAGTGTTTTCGTGCCATTAAATTCATTATATTGCGCACGTCCAATAATTTTTACGCGAAGTTTTGGATTTACATCTACAAAACCATCTTCTTGTTCTTTAAACATTTCTGCAACAATTTCTTTTGCACCGAATTTAATAAATTCAATATTATTGTAGTTGAATTTAATTGTATTCTTTTCTTTACCAATAAGATTAATCATATCTCTTGTAATAAAGATTTCAAAAGCAAACTTTGGTTGAGGAATCCCCATGCCGTATAAGAAGTTATACTTAGCAAAATCTGTTAAAATATCGTGAGATATTTTTCTGCCGCGAAGGATTGCATCTACTTCAATTTCTTCTGTACCAAAATCGATATCTTTTAACTTATCATTTAAGTAAGCATTTAATTTAGGCAGGTCATCTTCGTGAACTCCAACACCAAATGCCATATCGTGTCCCTCTGCAAAATGTATTAAACCACTTTGTTGCAAAACTTCACGAAAAGATTTAAATCCTGGCCGAATATTTGCGCGAGCTGAACCATAAAAATAGTTTTCTCCATCAATGTTTCTAGGTCTTAAAAGCATTGTGGGTTTTTTATAATTCTTAACAATGTCCATCGCTACTAAACCAGTCATTGTTTTAGGAACTGTAATATCATCTTCTTGAGAGCTTATAACGGTAAGAACCATGTTTTGGTCTAAGTTTTCTGCTTTTATAACACCGTGAATAAACTCCATAGATTTTTCTTTTTCTTTATTTTGTTGATTACGAATATTATAAGCCATTCTTGCTAACATTTCGTAGAATGTTTCAGTACTTTTATTTCCTTTATATTCTTTTTCATAAGCCTCATCATGGTCATACTCTGTGAAACCTTGGAAGAGTAGTTCATTTTGTTGAACTGTGCCAACTCTAATAACTGCGTTAATCAGGGGCGTAATATAAAAAGCAACGTCAATTTTGTTAGGTTTTTCTACTGAGCTCACACTGTAAGATTGTTTTGCAAGCAAAGCTTTAAACATGGGGTTTTTAATGGTTTTTAAGCCCGCTGTAATGAGGAAGTTATTGTCTAGGTCTCGTGTATCCATCATGTCAGAAATCAGTCCTAGCGCTGCTAAATCAATAAATTCTTTATGATGTTCATTATCACCATATTTTTTGCTATGGCATTGTATTACTTTATAAACCATACCGGCACCACTAAGAAACTTATTTTTAAACTTTGGTGACAATTGGTTATTTATAACTATTGCACCTGGAACTTCTTCATAGGTATCAACTAAGTGATGGTCTATTACAAGAACCTTTTTACCTTTGCGAACAAGCTCTTTTTGTTCATCAATTTGATTTGAGCCCGCATCTGGTATGATAATATATTTAGCATCTTGCGGAATTGAATTCATTACAATACCATGTTCTTTTCCATTATGAACACGACATTTGATTTCTGCCGCAGGATATAAGTCTTTGAAGTATCTATAAAATATTGAAGCTGATGTGAAACCGTCTACGTCACTATCAATCTGCATAAAAAACTTTTGATTATTAGTAAAACCTTCATGCAAGGTATCTACTAATTGATGTATTCTTTCAAGACCTTCATAGCTTTCTTCATCATAGATTGATGGTTCTGATAAGAAGCTTTCGACCTTTTGAATTCCAAGAGACCGTAAGTAGTCCTCGATAATATTGCTACTATCGAGGTTAATAGGTGTCTCTTTTAATTTATAATTAAATTTATTCATTATTCACCTTATAAGTATATTCTTTTTAGCATTAGCTGTTCAAATAATTCTTTGCCTTGGTCTATTGGTGCATTTTTATGTTCCAATAAGAAGTCATAATCGACTATTACACTGACATTGAAGAAATTCTTAGCATACTTGAAGATTTCCATATACTCATTTAATTCTTTCTCTATTTCTTTATGTGATTTATAATCTCTGTCAAAACCAAGTATAATATTTTGCACTCCATATTTCATAAGTAGCGCTATATGCTCTTTGCTTAGATTGCGGCCAGAAACCGCGACTGAGATATTATTGTCGCCGTAAAGACTATCCATCTTCATAACGCTCTTTTCACCTTCAAATAGTATGATTGTTTGTAATCGCTGTATTGCATTTTTATTTATATCTAGACCATAAAGTATTTTACTTGTTGGGTGAGCAAGATATTCGCCATTATACTTCATTGGCATATACTTTGCTTTTGCCTCTGGGTTTAAAAATCTTCCTCGCACTCCAACTAATTCTTTATTGTCTGTGTAGTAAGGTATTACAATAGCATTTGATATTGTATCAAACTTAATTCCATACTTTACTAATGTTTCTGGGGTAATAGCTTCTGAAATCCACGGAGTTAAATAATTTAAATCAAAGATATATCTATTCATAATATCTTTTGATAAAATCTTTAGAGTAGTAGGTTCATCTTCTGGATTATTATTTATTTCATAAAGATAATCTAATTGCTCACGAACTCCATAATATTCATTTTCATCTATGCTTTCATTATTATTTTCAATACCACAAATCTGAATTGCCTTGCGTAAAGAAATTTCTTCCCCTGCAAGTCGCCGTATTTTAATAACTAATTCAAATATATCAAATACAGCATTGCATTCAGTATAGCATTTAAACATATTGTTCTTTTTATAATAGTATAACTTTTGACTACCGTGATCATGTTCGGGATTATGACAAACAGTAGGATAAACTATCATGCTATTATTTTCTCTTGCGACTTCAACTCCATGCTCTTTTAAAATTCTTTTGATGTCTTCAGGCGAAAGCATTTCCCGATAATCTCTAATCGATTTCGCCATTTTGATCTACCTCATTTTTCTTGGATTGAGTCATAAGATCTAGAAGATCTAGTTCCTTTGTCTCGTATTCAATCTTATCATAGTTTTTAAGTATGTTATGATTTAAACCCGTTAAAAATAAATCCCTAATTCTACAAGTCCCATAATCGAAGTACCTAAATAACTTTACGTTAGTTAGTTCTCCACGACGATTCTTGTAAATATCAGTTACAACATTAGGTATTTCAATACCGGCATGTTTACATAACTGCTCTATGATTTCTTTTTCTTCTGGTATTTCTTCTAATTTAACTGTAACCATACCTACGTCAGCCTTATCTGCGATGGCTTTACTACCGCGAATATGGTTTACATTTCTAATCATAGTTTGCTCCCAGCGCTCGTTTAATTGAGTTGCTGATTGGACAAAAACATCATATTGCGCCGCAATTTCTTTTAATGTATTTGATAACATCATTAATGCTACGTCTTCACGAATCTTGCTTTGTTGATATTCAACCAATAAGCTGGGACTTGTAAAGATATAATCATAGAAAATAAACTGCACATTATTTTGCAGAATATGTTTTGTAAGTTTTGCTCTAATTAATGCAATAGAAGGGTCTGGAATTACTTCAATAATAAAATTGTTTTCATATTTTTTAATCAACTCTATTGCTTGTAATATTCTTTGTTCTTCTTCAAAGTTTGCATTACCATATAATATTTTTCTTTCATTTACGCCACTAACATACGCGAGAAGAAGTGTTTGAATTTCATCGGCTTGTTGCTCGGTGGTTACAAACAAAACAGGAGCTAAATCATCTCTAATGATTACTTTATTTCCTTCAATTCTCGGTAGCGAAATAGCACAAGCATTGCCAACCATGAATCGAGTTTTACCGTGGCCGGAAGGCGCACTGTTAATATACATTTTACCAAAGCGCGCACCTCTAACGATATAGTTTAAAATATCGCCTTCAAGAGGTTTGCCAACTTCTGGTCTTTCTTTCAATTCATAATATAAGTCTTTAATGCCTGTTGCGGCTTTTTGAGTTGTATTGATAGTTCTTGATACGAAACTATCTTCTACTTTATTAAGTTTCTTTAAAATAGTCTTTACGATTTCATCAACCGTGATAGCATTAAGTTTTTCACTTTCCTTATCAAGGTGCATGAAGTCTACTTCAGGATTATAAAACTCTTTAGTTTCAATACCTGCTTTTTGCAGGTCTCGTAAAACTGTGAACTTCTTTAATCTTTCATAGTAAAAATTAAACTTACTCGGATCCATGCTTTCAATAAAGGGTTGAAGCCCTCTAAGATATTCATATCCACCAGCAGCCTTAAATACTTCATATTGTTTATTAAACTGACCTACATAAAGGTCAATATCTTGCGGAGAAATGTGTTGTGAACCTTCAGCCGCAAGGTTTGCAATTGCACCAAAAACTATTTTATAAAATTCATTATCAAAATCGTTAGTGGTGAGTTTGAAATTTTCTTGGTCATGGATTAGCTCTGGTGTTTTAATAAGACCAGCAATAATCATCATAGCCGCATTTCTGTCGAATAGTGCTTTTGACACGACTACTCACCTCTGCTTTCTGTTATAAATTCTCGATGTCTACTATATACCTACCACTATGTGGTTTGTATTTTTTAGGTTTAACCTTTATAACTTTGGTTTCAACCGTTTTAATCTTTTGCGCCTCATCTTTTAGACGCGCACGTTCTACTGCCTGAGCATTATAATAACGTTGCGCTTCTTCCATGACAAAGGGAACTATACCTATGCCTTTTCTTCGATCTGGCACATTACCCAATACCTCAACATAATAAGCAACCGCACGAGCTATATCTTTTTCAGTATAGCCGTGCAGTTTTTGGAATTTGGTAATTTGAGAATCTATCATTGAATTAATGGCTTCTACACCATATAATTCAGCAATAAGTTGCTCTAATTCTTTCCTAGTCATTATAATGACGCTTTAATGTCTAAAAGTTCTTGTTGAAGTATTTTAAGTTGGGGTTCGTATATTTTACTTGCTTGGCTAAGTTTAATTTCTGGGCCCATAATTGTAATAATTTTTTGTTCTACAATTTGGAACGCATCTGTTTCTAAAAGCTGTTTAGCAAGATTAACTACATCAAGTCTTAATTGTTCGAAGTCTTCTACTTCTAATTCATGTAAGCTAAATTCTTTTTCTTGAACGGTAACGATGCCTTCAACTTTCTTTTGTTGTTCAATAGCTTTTTTCATTTCTGCTCTAAGATTATCATAAGTAAATTCAAATCTTGTAGAGAAGTAACGAGAACGCGTTTTAGTTTCAATTTCAACTAATTGATTATAGGCAAATACTGTTTGATTTTCAGTAGTTAGGGCTCCATCAGTATTATCTTTATATTCTTTACGAACATAGAAAATAAAGTCTGCTAAACCTTTAATAATCGCCGCAGGGCGCTTATCAATATCTACTTTACTCTTGATATTATTTTTTTCTTCAATTTCATCCGCGTGTGCGATAAGGACTAACCCGTAGCCCATTTGTGGAATAGATAGTATTGACTTTTCAAATTCTTTACGAATTGCTCTCCAACCTTTACCGAAACCAAGATCACCAGCATCAGTTACACCGTACTGACCTAAGACATATTCCATACATGCGGAATAAGCTAAAGTGACTGTATCAATAACAATTGTTTTAAACATAGCTTTTACTTCATCTCTTTTCAATTCACGAAGAAATTGTTTGAAGTCGGACCAGCTTTGAACTGGTTGCGCTTTAACACCATCAATAAATTTATAACCGATTTCAAAAGCAGCAATTAAGCTTCCTTCAAATTCTGCAGCGACAGTTGTTTTGCGAGTACCTGCTTCACCATAAAATAAAAAGATTTTATCATGAAGACTTTCTGAAATAACGTGTGGTTGTAATTTAGTTAAATCCATTTGTTCACTCTCCTGTTAATTAGTAAAAGGAGCTGTAATTAAACAGCTCCCTTTTGTGTTTGGATTAAAGCAAAGACGTTCTTGGAGTCTTAGCTGGTGCTGGCGCTGCAGTGGTTGTTTTACCAGTTGTAGCTTGACCTTTGACCGCATTTTCAATTGCGATACCTTCGTCATTATAAGCACGAGTAAGTTCGTTGATGTCTTGTGGGGTATAAGCACCTTTGTCTAATGGTTGAGAACCAGTTTGAATAAGGTAGTTCTTATATGTGTTGTGATAAACACGAGTCGATTCACCGAATGCTGTTTGTTCAGAAACTTGAACATCTTCGGTAACGACAGAGATTGTTCCGCGAACACTAACTGTCATGCCTTTTTCATAAAGCTTTTGGATAGCGTTAATTGCGGTTTTGTTGTCTTTTGCAATTGTAAACTTAACATAGTTAGGTTTAGTATTGTTCCAGTTTGCTTGTGCAACAATCATTTCATAAGCAAGTAATTCACCGTCTTTAGCGTTCTTTTCGTAAAGAGGTTTAACGATATAACCAGCAAATGAGAAATCTGCTGTATCTTTTTCACCAGTATCGGCTGGGGCAACATAGCGACCACGGTTAATAACCGTAGAAACTAATTGCGAATTTTGTGTGGAGAAGAAACGGCTTTCACCTAATTCTCCGGAAACACGAATACGTTTATTTAAGAGCGCGCCTAAGTTGGCGTATGTGTCATAAAGCTTATTGGGTGTTCCATCTTGTTTGAACTTGTTTGAATAAAGTTCTACTTCGGTAAGTTGTTGTCTACCATTAATTAATGATTTAACAACGATTTTGCCAGAGATAAAATCCTTACCACTACGTGCAGAGGTCTTTGTATCTAAGTTAACTTCGACTAAGTCCCCTACGATTTTAAAACTGTTTTGTTTGGCTAATTCTTTGTTTGCGTCCATTTTTATTCCTCCATGAATAAATTATAGGTTTGTCCTATATCTTTAATTGATATTATTCAGCGTCAATAGTCGCTGCTTCAACGTCAAATGTCTCACCTTTGGGTGTAAGTCCATACACTTTGTATGACTTGACGACATCGACGCCATCTGCTGAAATCGTTCTTTCGGTATCAACCTTTTCGATTAAACCATTTTTCACTAATGAATTCAGAACACCGTGAATTCCTCGTGGGTTTAAACCGACTGCGGCAGCGATTTCGTCGCCGAAGTATTGGCCGTGATTAGCTTGTAAAAAACTAATAACGGAAGCTGTTTTTGCTGTAAGCGTAATTTTTTCCATTCGTTTTCCTCCTTTATTTTCTTTTTATATATTGCTATTGATAAGGCGCTCTACTTATCTTTTAGCATTATAATAATAATAACATAGTCTTGTAAAAAAGTCAATTTTTATGAACTAAATTTGATAATCATATTGCCAATCTATATTCCAAACTGGTTGAAATAAATTTATAAAATTATTTATAAACTCCTCTTTGTTTTCTGTTAAATCTTGAAAAACTGTATATTGCTGTATGTGACTTATATATTGAATTAAAGTCCCGCTAAAATAGGTATTATTTGGAATTTCATATACTAAAGGTATACAATATTGTAATATTAAACTATCATAATAACATACATTAAAACTATGAACATTAATAAGATCAGGATAATTACCAAATTCTGCATAGCCAATTGTAAATTCTTCTTCATCAATATCAATATATTTAATAAATTTGAAATATATATTATATGTTGTATTATTATTTATAGTATCTGTAATATCAATAATATTATATCCATCATCTTCTATAAATATTTGACTATTAATTGAGTAATAGGTTCTAGTCATTTTTATAAAATCGGTATTAATTTTTTCTGTTGTAACATTTAAACCTACATTACTACATGATGTTAATACTATTAGACTTAAAATATATTTATTCATTTTGCACCTCTACTTTAATTTTACAAAAGTAAGTTTTGACTTCGGGCCGCATGTAGCACAGTGATACCCGGCTGCTTCAGTCTTATAAACTTTTGTTCTCTTAAATACATAATGTCTATAACCACACTCGCCGCAATCAACATATGCAAAAGCCCGCTCCATAGATGCTTTATCTTCACCTTCTGTATGAGCCGCATACATTGTAATATTAGTCCCGGTTTTTAAAGATACTTCGCGAGCTAACTTAGCCCATTCAAAACTATGTGCATGTTTATTTCTGTCTATTGCATGAGTTAGTTCATGCATTATAGTATTTTTAACTTCTTCTTCTGGGTTATTTTCCCAGTGAAATCTTGATATTTGTATAATAAAAAAATCAGTAGCGCGCTTAGCACATAAGCCCATTGTTTTTACCGAGTTATAATCTAAATCAAATATAACCGGAGGCATATCATAACCAAGCGTTACAAGTTCTTTAAGACACTTATTACATAATTTTCTTACTTCAGTTCTTTGCATCTGTTGCTCCTTTAAATGAAAAGACTTTTTTCTTTTCTATACTATAATTATAGCATATACTTTGAAAAAAGTCTAATTTTATAAAACTAAATTAAGCAACCCAAACTAAGTCGACTAAGCCTAAATCAGCATCTAGTAAGTCTAGAGTTTCTGCATTTATAACACCATAGACGTCATTTGCAAATACTACGTATAAACCTTCTGCTAAATCAGCATATACTTCTTCGTATTCTTCTACTGTAAAGTTTTCAAAACCCCAAGAGGCTTCGTCAGTTGGTAAACCAACACCATCATTTGCAGCTTCTAATACCCAAACTTCTCCGCCTGGGAACTCATCATTATAATAAGCTGTTAAAGCTTGAATAACAGAGGTGCCTAATCCCTTCATTGCGGAAGTGATCACGGTATCAGATAAGTCTGCACCACCTGGACCTTGGTTGACGTCAACACCGATAACTTTCATACCAGCTTTTTCGGCTTCTGACATCACAGATAAACCAACAGCACCACCGGCTGCGAAAATGACTTCAACACCACTTTCAAACATAGTTTGTGCAGTTCCAGCATTTTCTGGAGTATCTGCAAAATCACCGGTATAGTGATAATGAATTTCAATAGGTGAAATTTCTGGAATTGAAACTAAACCTAAATCAATTGCGGCGGCTTCTGCGCCTTGTGCAAATCCAATACCGAATTTAACAACTGCGGGAACAGCCATACCACCCATAAAACCTAGTTTACGATAACCATCGGCGACAGCCGCATAACCAGCTAACCAACCAGATTGTTCTTCTGCGTAAAGAATAGATAAGACATTATCTTCTTGACGGAATTCTGAATAGTCTGCACTATGTGGGACACCATCTAAAAGAATAAAGCTTGTATCAGGATGTTGATCTTGAGCTAAGAAAATAGGGGTTTCAAATAAGAAACCAGGAGTAACAACAACTTTTGCTCCACCTTCAATGGCTAAATCAATTGTATTTACGTATTCTGTATTATCAACTGCTGTTGGTTTATAATATGCATAAGTTACTTCATTTTCTTCTGCGTATTCTACAATACCTTCCCATGTACCTTGGTTAAAAGATTTATCATCAATATCACCAATGTCCGTAACTAATGCGATTTCAAATGTTTCTTGTGGGGCGCATCCCGCTAAAATTGCAGTAAAGGCTACTGCGGCCATAGTCATAAATTTTTTCATCAATATCCTCCATAAAACGCCAAGATGAAATATGGGCGTTTTGATATTTTAAACCAACTTCTCCTTTTCCAATAAAGTCGTGTTTAATTAAATTAACCTTCGCAACTTACGCAACCCTCATTCATAACTTTCTTACGAGAGAGTTCTTGCGCTTGACTCATACCAAATTGATAATACAATGTTTTTACTCCCATATCGTGGGCGTATAGCATGAGTGCGTTAATTTCCTTAACAGGAACGCTTGCAGGCATCATTAAATTAATTGATTGTGCTTGATCGATGTATTCTTGACGAACAGCAGCTTGGTCTATAATAGCGTGTGGATTGATTTCGGCAAATGTTTTAAATACTTCTCGTTCTTCTTGAGTCAAGAATTTTAAGTGTTGTACTGAACCATCTGCTTTTTGGATTGAGTCCCAAATTTCTTCTGTATCTTTATCATATTTTTTCAAAAGCTTTTTCAGATATGGGTTTTTAATTGTTGTTTTAGATTTAGATAAATCTTTAACATAATAATTAGAAAACTCAGGCTCAATAGATTGAGAAACTTGTCCCAAAATTGAAGATGAACTCTTTGTAGGAGCAATAGCCATCAATGTTGTATTGCGACGACCATAACCTTTTAACAGCTCTGGTTCTCCAAACTTTGCGGCCAATTCAGCTGAGGCTTTATAAGTTCTTTCTTTAAGAGTTTTTGCAATATCTAAGTTCTTTTTAGCCGCAGTCCGACTTTCAAAGGAAATCATATTTGATTGTAAGTATGAGTGCCAACCTAAAACTCCAAGTCCTAAAGCGCGATGTCTTATAGCGAAGTTTCTTGGTCTTTTATAATACTCTCTAACTTCTGTTTTTTTGATAAACTCTGTAACTACTGTATCTAAGAAGTATGTTAAAGTTTCAATAGCATCAGTATTAACGATTTCATTCCAGTGTAATAAATTTATTGAAGATAATACACAGGTAAAAGTTTCGTTGGGATTAGAAGGAAGCGCAATTTCTGAACACATGTTACTCGCGAAGATTGGCATGTTCTTATCTTTATAAACATCAGGTCTGCCCTTATTGATATTATCAGTAAATAGAATATATGGATAACCAATTTCTGCTCTACGTTGTAATACTTTTGCCCATAACTTGCGGGCTTGTTTATCTCCTGCTTTTACTTTATCTAAGAAGGCGTCGGTAACTGTAATTCCATGAGTAAGCCCTTGAATAGGATTACCTTCGGTACCAATATCTAAGAACTCATCTGCGTCAGGGTGCTCAATAGGTAAGTAAGCACTAAAGAAACCCCGGCGCACGCTACCTTGGGAAACAACCGAAGCTAAAGTATCATACATTCTCATAAAATGAACCGCACCGCTAGATTCTCCACTATTTTTAATTGGAGCTCCACGTCCGCGCAATTCACCGAAGTAGCCAGATGTTCCACCGCCACCTTTCATAAGCATACCATTCTCTGCGTGACCGTAGAGAATAGACTGCATGTCGTCTTCAATAAACGAACCAAAGCAAGATACAGGAAGACCTCTATCAATACCATAGTTTGACCACACAGGTGAGGACAGCGAGAAAAAACCTCTTCCCATATAATCATAAAATTTATCCGCATAACCTGGAATACCTAAATATTCTTCAGCTTTATTTGCGATTTGTCTAATTCTTTCTTCTGGAGTTTGTCCTTCCAGTAAGTAGCCGCGTGACAAAAACTTGCGCGACTCTTTGTTCAACCATTCAAATGCCATATAAGCCTCCTAGAAAAGGTCGTCTTCTGTGAATGACTTAGTTTTCTTTGAATAAGCCGTGCTTCTCTTTACAAAGAAGTCCACATTTTTAGTACTTAACATTTCTTCTGCAAACCATGCAGTTTCTTTTATCATATCATTATTTATTTCAAACATATTTTCTAGACCGATAGCATTCATAGCTTTATTAAATCTATCTTTAATAAATTCTTTTACAAGTGCTTTTGGTAAAAAGTCTAAATCAATATTTCCATAAATCCAATCTACGATTTCTGCTTCAGCTTGATTTGCTTGAAGAACTAATTTTTTTACTTCTTCAATCATAACTTCATTGAACCAACCTGTATTTTCTTTTTTAATAATATTTACAATATCAAATCCAAATCTTGCATGAATATCTTCTTCTTTTGAAGTTGCTTCAACAGCATTTGAAATACCTTTTAAAACATTCTTATGCTTATTAAAAGACATCATGATTAAGAATTGTGAGAATAAAGAAACACTTTCAACAAACATAGAAAATAAAACTACGTTCTTAAAATAATCTCTATCATCAATTGGATTTTGTATTGCTTTTTCTAAATAATCAATGCGCTTTTTCATAGCTGGAACTTGAACAAGTTTTTTAAACTCATCATTTAATCCAGC